TGATGACTGCTTTTTTTAGATCAGATTGGTTACAAAAGTTTTTAAAGAAGAATGATTTTAAAGATTTTAGTGCTACAGAGATGACTGCTCACATTAGAAATAAATTAGGTGGTGGAGATATCAGACGTAAAGTAAAAAATAAAACAACGTATCTTTGGTTCTTGCCTTGGCAGAAAAAAAGCGAGGACGAGTTCAAGACACCTGACATGAGAGAGGATGCTCCGTTTTGAGAAACATAATCTTTGGACCACCAGGCACGGGTAAGACTACGCATTTACTTCATATCGTGGAGAAAGAGTTACGAGAAAACAAAGTATCACCAAACAAGATAGCCTATTTAGCATTTACAAATCAAGCGGCTGACGAGGCTTTATCAAGAGCCATATCTCAATTAAATTATAGCACAAAAGATTTTATGAACTTTAGAACATTACATAGTCTAGCTTACAGAGAATTACATTTAAAAGAAGAGAACATCATGAGTGATGATGATTATAAAGTGGTATCAGATAAACTACAAATTAATCTTAGTAATCCGAACAAGAACACCGAAACATATGGTGCTGGCTTTCCTGACGATGTATTTATGAAAGTTATTGACGGTGCAAAAGTCAGGGGACTCACAACTGAAAACTTTTTTAATGATCCCACAGTGGGTCATTTGCAAGGGGGCTGGTTAAAATTAAAATATATAGACCAAGCCTTACATCAATACAAATCAGAGAGAAACAAATTTGATTTGACTGATTTGATAGTTGAGTTTAATAAAAAACATTATGATACAATACCTCAATTCGACGTGGTAATAATAGATGAAGCACAGGATTTAAGCTGGTTGCAATGGAAAATGGTAGAAAGAATTATTGAAAATAGTAAAAGAGTCTACGTCGCCGGAGATGATGATCAAGCTATCTATCGTTGGGCAGGGGCCAGACCTGAGTATTTAATTAATATGGAAGGTCAAAGAACTGTATTAGATAGGTCTTATAGACTGTCTAAGTTAATTCATAGGCATGCAAATAAACTAATTACAAGAATATCAGATAGAGTAGATAAAGAATGGACATCAAGAGATGATGACGGTGAAGTAAACATACATCCAATAGAACAGTTACAAAAGATGAAAGAAGGTCAATGGCTAATCCTGGCGAGGGATAGATATCGTTTAGATAAGTTAGAAGAAGATTTAAAAATCTACGGTTATTATTATAAAAGAGCGGATAAAACTTCTATTAATAAAAGAGTTCATGAAGCAATCTTAGCGTGGGAGGATCTGCGCAGAGGTAAAGAAATAGGTATTAAACAAGTGAAAAGTTGCTATGCTTATATAAAGACAGGAGAAGGTGTGGAAGTAGAACATAAGGGTATGAAGAAAGCAGATAAAGAAAAATTATATAACTTTGAATCATTAAAAAATAATTATGGTTTAAAAGTAGATAAAGACTTACCGTGGTTTAAAGCGTTAAAAAATATACCACCGTCAAAGTCTATTTATGTTAGAGCAGTTTTACGCCGTGGTGAAAACATTAGACACGAACCACGGATCAAGTTATCGACTATACACGGATCAAAAGGTGGAGAGTCCGATAATGTTATGTTACTGACAGACTTGTCTCGCAAAGCAGATGATGAGTATTGGAAGAACAGGGATTCAGAGCGACGAGTATTCTATGTTGGAATGACACGTGCTAGGAATATATTAAACATTGTTAGATCTCAATCTGACAGAGAATTTTCGGAGGTTTTTTAATGTCATTTACAAACGTTGTTATCAAACAACTTCAGATAACTATTAAACAGATTTCTAAAGTCAGGGCAGAAGGCGCGAAGCTTAGACGTGATGACTTAGATAAAGCAGTAAAAGTTTTAAAGAAAGATTTAGAACAATTACTACAAGACTTACAACAGCAAAAGGAGAAAGAAGATGCAAAGTGAAAAGTGTTTACAAGAAGCTATTAGATTAGTAACAGGCCCTAGAGCAAATGATTACGGTGATAAAACTATCACGCATTGTAATATTGCAGCTCTATGGAGTTCTTATTTAGGAAAAGATATTTCCGCTCACGACGTGGCCATGTGTATGCTATTGATGAAGGTTGCTAGAATAAAACATAAAGCAACACCCGATTCTTATATAGATATCGCTGGGTACGCAGCTATAGCGGCTGAAATTCAAAAAGAGGACTAGTGACTCAAATGCCTTTGTTTCAACCACCTAGCGAGTGGACGCCACCTGAAAAGGTGCCTAACTTAACAGAGGCTACAGAGATAGCAGTAGACTTAGAAACTTGTGATCCTAACATCAAGACTATGGGCCCAGGATGGCCTAGGGGTGACGGTTTTATAGCTGGAGTTGCAATAGCAGTAGACGGTTGGAAAGGATATTTTCCAATACGTCATGAAGGCGGTGGTAATTTTGATGAGAAGATTGTCAAGCGCCAAGTAAAAAAAATTATGGAGTTACCCTGTGATAAGATATTTCACAATGCTTCTTATGACGTGGGGTGGCTTCGCTGGTGGGGTATAGAGGTCAAAGGTAAAATTATTGATACACTGATAGCTGCTCCGCTAATTGATGAAAATAGATTTAGATACTCCTTAAATGAATTAGGAAGAGATTATTTAAAAGATACTAAGTCAGAGGGTTTATTATATGAGGCCGCAAAAGAATGGGGCGTCGATGCTAAAGCTGAAATGTATAAGTTACCGCCTATGTATGTGGGCCCTTATGCAGAGCAAGATGCTGATCTGACGTTGAGATTATGGCAGTTTTTTAAAGTAGAATTAATTAAGCAAGAGCTATCAAGTATCTTTGATCTCGAAACACGGCTCTTCCCATGTCTGTTAGATATGAAATCTAATGGAGTTCGCGTTGATTTACAAAAAGCTAATCACATAAAAATAGATTTGAGTAAAAAAGAAAAAGATCTTTTATATAAAATTAAACAAGACACAGGAGTTGATGTAGATGTTTGGGCTGCCGTCAGCGTGGCTAAAGCTTTTGATAAGCTAGAGATATCTTATGAAAGAACACCGAAGTCAGGTCAACCAAAGTTTGATAAAAATTTTTTAACAACACATAAACATCCGTTAGCTAAAATGATAGTGCAGGCTAGAGAGTTTAATAAAGCACGCACTACATTCATTGATACGATACTCACCCACGAACACAAAGGTCGTATTCACGCTGATATACATCAAATGCGCAGTGAAAGTGGTGGTACAGTCACAGGTAGATTTAGTTATAGTAATCCTAATCTCCAGCAGATTCCAGCTAGAAACAAGGATATCGGACCAATGATCAGGTCTATCTTTGTTCCTAATGAAAAATGTAAGTGGGGTAGTTTTGATTACAGTCAACAAGAACCTAGAGTGTTAGTTCACTTCGCTTCATTAACTAGCGGTGGATTAAAAGGTGCTGGTGAAGTGATTGAATCTTATAAGCACGAGGACCCAGACTTTCACCAAGCCGTTGCAGATATGGCTGGTATAGATAGAAGAACCGCGAAAACAATTAATTTAGGGATGATGTATGGCATGGGTAAAGGTAAGCTTGCAAGTGAGCTTGGATTAGATAGAGATGAAACAGAAGATTTATTTACACAGTTTCACGCTAACGTGCCTTTTGTAAAACAGTTAATGGAACAAGCGACACGCAAAGCAGAAAACGTAGGCTTTCTTCGAACACTGCTAGGTCGTAAATGTCGTTTTGATACATGGGAACCACGAGCATTTGGTATACATAAACCGTTACCATTATGGCAAGCAGAGAAAGAATATGGCCGTGACTTAAAACGTGCATGGACTTATAAAGCTTTGAATAGATTGATACAAGGATCTAGTGCAGACATGACTAAAAAAGCTATGGTGGATTTATATGAGCAAGGAATTGTATCTCATATACAAGTTCACGATGAGTTAAACTGTTCGATTGAATCTGATGAGCAGGCGCAAAAAATTAAAGAAGCAATGGAAAATACAGTGCAATTAAAGGTACCTTTGAAAGTAGATATGGATATAGGATCATCATGGGGAGAAATGAAAAAAGGGTAATCGGTGACGTCAGTGAACATAGAGCTATCATTAAGTTCTTAGAGCAAGGCTACGAGGTATTTAAAAACGTATCGAGTTCTGGTCCCATTGACATGGTGTTAGTTCACCATGAGACAGGAGAGGTCAGACTCATAGATGTTAAGACAACATCACGCAGGACAAAAAGTTGGCGACCGGGATCAAAGATTATTAGACAACGGACCAAGGAACAGATAAGGTTGAAAGTAGAATTCGAGTACATCGAAAAGGAGTAAATGTTAAAATTTTTTTTAATTGGTTGGATGTGCATAGGCACTGGTATAGATCAGAATTGTTTGAGAGTAGCATCTGAGGTAACTCACGCTAACTATGAGGACTGTAATGAATACTATCAGTGGGTCCAAGACGACCTAATAGACCTTACTGGATACGTTAGTATGTCGTTTAATTGCGTCCAAGCCGCTAGTTTAGAGGATATTTTATATAAACAAGACACATAGATTGTCCTTGACTATCATATAAATTCCCATATATACCTATTATTATATGAAACAAGATATAATATTTAGGAGAAAGAAATGACAGATGTTACTAAGTATAAATCTGTAGCCATAAAAATTGATGTGTACAACAAGGCAAAGCCCATGGCACAAAACAAGTATATGTCTATGGGTTCTTATTTACACTATTTAATTGACAAAGAACATAATCAAGAAAGCAATCAACCAACCATACAGAATGGAGAGGACCACAGTGCAAGAACAACAGAACAAGGATAACGTTAAAAGAGCTTTATACATATCAGTATTGAATAAGATGATAGGTAATTTATCAGAGCTAGAAGCAAAAGAAGTTTTATTAACAAATGTACCAGCGTACATCACAAGTAAAGAACATGATCACGCTGAACATATCAAAGAGTTATACAATGTGCTAAGAGAGAAAGCTGAACTACAACACGCCATAAAGGATGTGCGTTCCATTTACTTTACAAATATGCCTGCACAAGGGCACGTAAAGGATGATAAAAAAAATAGTTAGTGGCGTCGTTAGATTTCAAGAAAAAAATCCAGAGTCAGGTGACGTAATCAATCGCGTCCGAGTTCATTATACTGACGGTACAATAAAAGAGTTTGATGTTATTGATTGGGAAATAACATTACAAGACGGTCGTCGTTTGTGGAAGAAACACGAACAATCTATTAATGAATTTAAATGAGTGACTTCACAGTTTATGATAAGAGAGCAAAGAATCTGAGATATAAATCAGATAGACGAGGATTTAAACAATCGCGGTGGGAAGATCTGGCCGAGAAAGAAAGAGATTATTGGAGAGCAAGGGTTCAGCAAATGGATCAGGACAGAGATGAGTTCCGTACTAAAAAAGAAAAAGCATAAGGGGCGACGTAAAGTAGGGTCCAAAAAGAGACGCAATCGTCGCCGTATCCGCTTACGCCTCCGTGTAAGGAAATAATCTAATAATGTTGTTTCCTACAGGTATTGGTGCCTCTTCTTCTTGTTCGCATTCACATAATTTTTTATTCGATAGTGCAATATTCTCTTGTTCTAGTTTGGTTACCTTGTCTGTTAAGTAGACGATAACGCTCTTCATTTCATCAATGTTCATTTTAATCTCCTGTATATAGTGTAAACTTCCTATTTTATACTAAGCGAAGATTAAAAATCAATCTCTTTTATTATTGGGATCTCGGCTCTCGTGTAATTGATCACCGATTGCATAGACCATAACGCATAAAAGCGCTAATAATGTGACGATGAGTAATAATAAAATAATTGTTAGTATGTAAAACAATCGCACTCCTCCACGTCAAATTCACAGATAGGACAGATTTCTGTGACCTCTTCTTCCATTAGATGAAGTCTTGTACTATGATAGGTGTTCTTTTGCCTATGTAGGCCCCTAAAACGTTAAAATCGAGGTATTCTATTGCCTCTTCTACATCCATGTCATCTCTGTCTCTTAAAATGTAAGCCATCTTCTTTTTACTGTAAACTAATATATCGTCCATACCACAACGCGAACCCACTCCGATAATCGCATCATCAAAGCCGTCCCATTTAAGTAAATCGTCGTCCACTACGCCAGGCTCGCCATAAGCTCTGACATTTTACTTGCGCGATTGGGGGTCTGCTTGGCCCAACGCGAATCGAGCATTTCGGCCGCCGCGGTTTTATAGTCTGGTGGTGTCTTTTCTTTTAGCGCTGACCACATGTTGCGGAACTTACTCACGCCGGTTTTTCCAAGTTGAAATACCATTTCGACGATAATCTCTTTGCATTGATCATGGACCATGGACTCACCGAGTAAATCTTCTGCTCCTGATATCGCGTTCTCTAAATCTTTTTCTAATATTTCCATTAAAAATTGTTCGTCGTATTCTTTATCATCTTCCCAAAAATCTTCGACGCAAAGATGGCCGACGCCCACAGTTCTCTTGCCTAGTGTGTCTAAGTAGACCTTGTTGCGGTAACCTTCATGATCACGTACTGATTTTAATAGTCTTTGCATATCCATTAGTTTCTCTCCATTCTGTGTATATCTAAAAATGCTATGGACTTCACCCAGCCTGACGGAATGATAATGTGACGTCCACCGTCTTTTTCATCGTCGAATTCTGAGTAATCTGCCATAATGATTGTTTTTTCTTTGTCTTTGTATACCATCCAACCCATTGAATGACATAGTGCTAGTCTTTCTTTTTTTATGTCCTCTAAGCTATGCCAACCCGTATCTCCGTCTTTGGCGTCGTACCACGAAACAAGGACCATGGGATAGATAGTCTCGCTCTGTGGCTTCTTTTTCATAGAATACTTTTATCACATTAAAGGGCTAATGCTCAATGAAAATGACCTCGAAGAAGGGGTCGTGTGTTATAGAAAGGAGGAATCGTCATTAGCCCTATTTAAATATAACTATTTAGGACTTATTGTCAATAATGAGTTTTCCTATAGATATTTTAAACTGAAAGTGATTTATGTTTTTGTAAATACCACAAAACAGAGGTAACCACGTAACCTGAGTCAAAAACCATTGTAAATCAACAATAGTACGGTTACTTCTATGGCGTAACCACAGGTAACCACAGGTAACTCACCCTATATGTCTTTTTTGAACTGAAAGTAGTATTATTAATTATAATAT